AAAATGATGATGGATTATCATTTACAACAAATCTTGAAAAAAGAAAATATGAAATTCAAAGATTTCATGAAGCGTTTGATAAATCAAACATAAGAAATAAAATCAAAATCAAAGTCAACATAGATTCATCGTTTAAAAATATAGAAGACATACATGAAGAACTACTTAATTTCATCAGAACAAGCTCCAATAAATAAACAAGTATGGAATTTATTCAAAGAAATAAACGATCATGGATTCGAATCAAGACCCCGTGATTTTTTATGTCGTGAGATTTACTTTAAACAAATGGCAATAGATCCTTTTTATCCTATTGTAAATTACGAAGCACGAAAATTTCCATTCAGTTATCTTGCTGGTGAATTAGCTTGGTATTTATCAATGGATGATGATCCTGAATACATTTTAAACTTTTCAAAATTCTGGGATGCTCTAAGAAACGATGATGGAACGGTGAATTCAAACTATGGAAAATTGTTATTTCCTGAACAACTTAATTACGCAAAAAACGAGTTAATCAAGGATAAAAATACAAGAAGAGGTATAGCATTCATATCGAATCCAAATTTTCAATTGAACCATGCCATAGATTTTGTATGCAGCATGTACTTGAACTTTTTCATCAGGGAAAATACTTTACACATGGCTTTGAAAATAAGATCGAACGATATCATATTTGGGCTTACGTACGATGCACCATTTTTCTCATTTGTAATGCAACACATGTATTTGTGGTTAAAAAAAGAAAAATATCCAGATCTCAAACTTGGTACTTATTTCCATTTCGCGGACAACATACATTACTACGAGAGACATTTCGATATGGTGGATAATATACTTATTAAAGAACCATCGAATGGCCCAAGATTTGAACTTATTAAACCAATGTTTAAATATTTAGATAATAAACTTACTTGGTCTGCAGAAATAAGAAATTTTATTTGGGATGTTGCAGATATACGAAATATTGGTGGATTAAAAGAACAATACATTCATGTAATGAGTCCTTGGATAAAAATAAAAGAATAACTATGAATTTCAGGAAAAACGCAATTAAGAATTTTTACGTCAAGTTTGATAAAGACATAGAAAAAATCATGTACCTTGCTATTGCAATAAACGAAGAGGCAGGAGAAGTGGCAGGAGAAGTAAAAAAGTGTGTAAGAAATGATAAAGGAATATTTGGTAAGGAAAGAACCGATAAAATATTAATGGAAATGGGAGATCTTCTGTATTACTTAACAGTACTTGCGGATCATTTTGATTGTTCTCTTGAAGAAATAATGGAAACACAAGCGAATAAGATTAAAAACTTAAAAAAACTTAGATAGTAGTTTTGCATGTTAAACATTGATAAAGAAATAGAACAATTCAGAAAAGATCATCTAGGTGAAAAATGGAAATGGCGGGATGGTCAGGAAAAAACCATAAAACAAATAATTGAAACTTACCTTGATGGTAAAATTGATACAATAATTCTCGATGCACCAACTGGAAGTGGAAAAAGCATCATTGCAATGGTGACATCGTACATACTGACAAAAATGGATAAAACTGGGTATTTAATAACATCCGAAAAATCATTACAGGATCAGTATGAAAATGATCTAACAAAATTTAATTTAAACTGGGGAATGGTCAAAGGTGTTGACAATTACAATTGTCACATAAATAACCAAAAATTTTCATTAGGTGAATGTAAATTAAGAAACAAAGTTGCTTCAACCATGCCATGCGCAATTGATTGTGCGTATCTTAAAAAACGTGCAGCTGCAATTCTTTCACCAGTTTCTGTTCTTTCGTATTCGTACTGGCTTATACAACGTAATTACGTTGAAAGAACAATGGCCTTGAGGGGTCAACCTGCACCATTTCCGAAAAGAGATTTCGTTTTTTTCGACGAAGCTCATAAAACAAGTGATATTGTGCAATCACATTTTGCCCCGATGGTAAAAGAAACACTACAAAAAAGATTACATGATTTAACATTGTTTTTAAAGAGCCAAACATTCATAGATAAATCATTACACAATGATAAAGAAGTCGAAATGCTTGTTGACAAGCTAAAAAGATCAAATGACAAGGAAGAAATATTTGTCTTATCAAAGCAAATTGAGCAAATTTTTGGAAGTTTTTCTCACATCAGTAACGAAGTGCATAAAACCATAAAACGAAGGTTCCCACAAACCGGAAATTCTTCTAATCCAATTCCTGAAAGATGGCAAAAACATCTTGGTACACTTGAATGGATTAAAGATAGTCACTGTAAATTTGAGGATTTTAATGAAAACATAGAAACAATAGGATCAGAAAATATTGTTAAAAGTTCGGATGATTCAGGAACAACTCTTCGGTGCTTGAAAGAAGGTTACATAATTGACAGGTATCTATTGAAACAAGCGAAATTTAAGATATTCATGAGTGCTACAATAGGTGATCCCCAAAAATTCATGAAAATTAATAACATTACGGACGCAAAATACCTAAAAATGGGAAATTACTTTGATTTTAGCAATTCACCGATATTTTTCATGCCCAACCTTAAGCTTAATTACAAGGAAAAAGATAAAAATTTTCCGAAAGCTGCAAAAATTGTTGATTTTCTACTGGAAAAAGTTCATGCAAATGAAAAAGGAATCATTCATACAGGTTCTTATGAATTTGCTAACAAACTTTACGTTCATACAAAACATAAAAAACGAATAATTTTTTACAAAGGTTCCGAGGAAAAAGCCATTGCAATAAAAAGATTTGAAAAATCAAAAAACATGGTTCTTGTTGGTCCATCATTGATTGAAGGTCTTGATATGAAAGGTGACACAAGTAGATTTCAAATATTTCTCAAAACACCATTTTTATCATTGGCTGATCCATTTGTTAAGGAACAATTGAACAAATCACAAGACTGGTATAACCAAAAAACAGTGATAAAAATAATGCAAGGTACTGGCAGATCAATTAGATACGATGGTGATTATGCTGTCACATACTTTTTGGATTCTACCGTAGTTCGTTTATTCAAAATGGATAAAATGTTTCCGGATTATTTCAAAAAACGTTTAAAAAATATCAAGGAAGTTTTTGATAAACATTTATAATTAGCAGTGAACCTTTTGCATAATTCGTATTAAAAAATTATGAAACCTCGAATTTTATCAGTAAGTAGAAGAGAAGATATTCCAGCATTTCGTGGAGATTGGTTTATGAGACATGTAAAAAATGGATTCGTAAATTTAGTTTCTTCATACGGTTCACAATACAAAATAGAATTTGCAAATGTTAAGTTTGTTGTGTTTTGGTCTAAAAATCCAGAACCTTTCATGAAACATTTGGATGTCATGCCTTTCATGTATTATTTTCAATTCTCTCTTAATAACTATCCTGAATTTGAACTTAATCTTCCATCGTATTCTGAACGAATTAATACATTTATCAATCTTTCAGAAAAAATTGGTAAAAGAAAAGTGATATGGAGAGCAGATCCATTGATTTTAAATTCACAAATGGATATGAATACACTTTTGGAACGAGTTTACAAAACTGGATCACTTCTTCATAAGCATACTGAAAGACTTGTGTTTAGTTTTGTTGACCCATACAAGAAACTTGGTAATAGATTTCCTGAACTTAAAATCGAAGATAAAATATATCTAGCGAAAAAAATTGTTGAGATGAACAAAGATTGGAATTTGTCAATTGAAACATGTTCAGAAGATATCGAATTTGATGGAATTAGACATGGGAAATGTATAGATGCAGATTTAATCAAGAATCTTTTAGGTTATGCTCCTTGGTTAAATCATGGAAAAGATAAAAATCAACGAAAAACATGTGGTTGCATTGTAAGCACAGATGTTGGAACATATCGAACATGTAAACATAAATGTAGTTATTGTTACGCAAAATAAAAAGATTATGAAAGTATACAGATACGAAGATAGTATAGAATCAGTAGAGAATATAGAAAAACCTTCAATATTTTTAGCAGGACCCACAGTCAGAGGTCATCAACCATATTTAACTTCTTGGAGACATGAAGTAATAGAAAAAGTCAAAGATTGGGGTCACAAGGTTGATTTAATTGTTCCAGAATTTATTTCACCATTGACATCAGACAAAGGCGTAAAACGTTGTCCAATTTGGGAATTTGCTGGATTACAGAAAGCTGATTGTATTTTATTCTGGATTCCAAGAACTCGTGATAAATTAGTCGATGGAAAAATTCAAACTGGGTTAATTGCTCTTACAACAAACATGGAATTTGGATACTGGCAAGGCAGACAACCTGACAAAATGATTTACGGTAGACCTAACGATGCATATAGAATGAGTTATTTAGACATCATGTGGAAAAAAGTTTATGACGAACAAATATCAAAAACTTACAATCCTTGTATTTATGATACGTTGGAAAACACAATTTCAGCTTCTATCACCAAAGCAATCAAAAGACATATCAAATGAGAAAATTTGGATATTACTGGGTCATTTTAAACGATGATACACATTTAAAAAGTGATCCTGTAACAGAAAACGGATGGGAAGTTGCGTACTATTCCAAAGAAGGCTGGTATTCTATATGGGATGGTGGAAGTTACACGGACAAAGAAGTAACAAAAATAAACGAGAAAAAATTAGTACCGTAATTGTTGGATTTGTATGAATTTTTTGTTATATTTACCAAAATGATTTAGAAATATGAAAATTGAAGAACAAATTAAAATAGATGTTAAAAAATCTATGTTCGGTAGAAATACTGATAGAACAACCCTTTTAAGAACAATTCTCGGAGAATTCAATAGAATTGGTAAAGATATTCCAGATGAAAAAGCGCTTTCAATAATGAAAAAAATGAAAGCGAATGCTGAAGCACAAAGTAATCAATTTGAAATAGAAATTCTTTCAGAATACTTACCTAAACTCTTAAGTAAAAATGAAACAATTTTTGAAATTGAAAAAATGCTTAAAACTACAACATACACGGTCAAAGATATAGGACTTTTCATGAAAGAAGTTAAATCCAAATTTGGACAATCAATTAACATGAAAAATGTTTCAGAAATATTTAAATCACGTATTTAGTGAACTTTTAACATTCTATGTATATAATTTAAAAATAATTTAACATTTAAAAAAAAATAATTATGTCAAATACTGCAATTGTGGAGCAAATAACTGATTTTGCTCAAAAGGTATCAAAGGAAAGAAATCATTCGGATTTCCAGGAACTTCATCTTGATAATCTTACGATAGAAGAAGGAATGAAAATTGATGGAATTCCATTGGATGAAACATCAGTTAAAATGATTCTATCAACTCTCAACTTGAAACCAAAATTTCTTGATTTTAAATCAACATTAAGTGAACAGGATTGGGTACTTATCGGAAGAAAAATCAAAGAAGCACGAGGTGATGCATCTTTTTATGGAAACGTTATCAATGATGGAGTTGGAGATGGTAAAATTATAACTGATTTAATTCCAAGAAACGAGAAAAAAGATAAAGCGGATGATCTCACAAGATCAAACCACATCATTGGAAAAATAACAGAAGCATTATCTTCAACTGAAAGAGAATTTGATTTGGCCGGTTTAGGTTTTTCCAAAAAGAATAATGTTTTTTCAATTGATCTTGTTGATCCATCTTCCACATTTGTACCATTTAAAAGTGAGGAATGGAAAACTGGTACATCATTCAATTTCAATTCACTTCAATTCATGAACAACCCATTCCTTGAACGTCTCGCATGTTCAAACGGAATGATGATAAAAGAAAAAGGATCATTGAATACCAACATTCATTATGGTAAATTTAACAATGATAAAATTGCGCAAACCATTCTCAATTCAATAAACGATCCAGGTAACGTTGATCACATTGTTGGTCCTCAAATTGAACGATTGAATAAAATTAATCTTTCAATTGCAGAACTTCTTCAATGGAGGAATAATTTAAACAAGATGGGCGAGGAATTTGATGGTCTTACGCAAAAATACATGCCAACAGATCCATTGTTTAAATCATACGGAGTTGATATAAATGAAATGCCTGATCAATGGAAACGAACTGCTGACTCTGGAATGAATGCGTACAATTTTCTCAATCTTCTTACTTGGATGGCTTCACACATCAAAGAAACAAACATTGATACAAGTGATGCTGTAAACTTGAAAATTTTGGCCGGAGATTACATGTTCAAATCACAATTTGACATGGAAAACATGGCAGAAAAAATTAAAGTAGAATATCCCGTCATTCCTGAAATGCTATAGACAACGCCAATCAAGATTGACAAAAGACCCGAGAAATCGGGTCTTTTGTCGTATGTATATATAAAACAAACAAAAACATGCCACATTACGGAAATTTAGAAAATACTCACAACAGAACTGAGTTAATCATCAAGGACTTAAAAGGATGGAAAACTTCATTAATCATTGAAATGGGAACTTTTGAAGAAAATGGAATAATACAAATGCATTGGAAAGTGAAAGGAACTGCGCATGTTTTTACAATTCCGTTAAACCAACTTAACAAATTTGATTCCCGCATTGATCATTTTAAAATTGCTTTGGAAACTTTTAGGGATGATTATGTACAATGGGCAAAGGATGGATTTTCGGAAAAATGGATGAGAGAATACCATTACATCTTTGAGCACTTCATAGCCTAGTATTCTGAATAGATATATAAAATAAAACAAACAAATGGACGAAAAACAAAAGCCCAAGGAATTTGAAGTTTCTTATTGGCAATGGTTAAAAGGAGAAAATGCACCGAACCTTGAAACAACAACAAAGGAAATTACACTAGGAAATGATGAATACTTAGTTTTTGAAAGTGGATCGCAAGTTAACAAAAAACTCATTGATGATTACATTGTTCAAATTCCATCGTTAAAAGAACCACGGATAAGCATAGAAAATTACTTGCAGAAACAACGAATCACTGAACAAGTTTCACAAGAAGCTCAACAGGATTTCAAAAATCCGGGAATGGAACAAATTATAGATGACAAGGATAAAAATAATCTTGGTAATGCTGAAATAATTCCTCATCCTGATGATGCACAAGAAATGATGAGATGGGAAAATAAACACAAAAAACAAGTGTCACAAAGTGCACAAACAGCTCAAACAATTCAACAACCACAGGATCCATTGATAGATTTACTAAAAAAATCAAAGAAAGAAAAAGTTAAAATAAAATTGGAGGTTGATGTTGAATTACCATCTAATTTATTTTTACAAATTTTATTGGATTCATACGAAGACAAAAAAGATCTAATATTAAATTATACATTGAATCTTGTAAAAAATAAGTCATTCGATGAAGAACTTAAAAAGTTCATTGAAAAATACATGGAAAATGAATCAAAACAGAAAAGATAGGCGTAAATACGCGAAAGCGTTTGGGTTTTTGAAGAAGAAAAATAAGATGAGCGATACGGAATATTTGGAACATCTTCATAAATCTATTTTAGCTGGCAAACAAATACAACGGGATTTTGATGATTATATTGAAAATGAAAAAATGAATCAATCTGCCGAACTTGATAGCAGAGTCATTGCTGGCTTGGTTAAAAATGGCATGAGTGAAGCTGAAGCTAAAAAAATTATCGCCAATAACAATGAAATAAAAAAGAAGCGAATTGAAAAGCTTGCCAGAAAAAAACGATAAACAATGAAACTTTATGTAACAACACACAGTTTTGAAAAGATAAAAGAATCATTCATGAATCTTCGTTCATTTTATTTCATTGATGTGGATCAAATAATAAAATCATTTAACTACAGACGAAGTGAGTTAACAAAAACCGGGATATTCATTGTTAATGATAAAATAAAAGAAAAATTAGCATCCGCTGCAAAATCCAAACGATACGAGGATATCGTTTACATTAACAATGAATTGGATGAAGAAAGTATAAATAATCTTAACACATTCATTGAAGATTTTCCAGTCATAACTGAATCCATTCTCATCGAAGAAGATGATACAAATCCAAACAAATTTCAGAAATTCTTCAAGGAAATTTTATTTTTCCCTACTGGTAAAAAAATAAAAATTTACGAATGCACTCCGATAAAAAGTAAAATGTTTTACTGGATTAATGGATTAAATTTTCCATCTTCAATTGTTTAAATCAACTTTCTCCCAAAGAATTAATATATAAAATAAATTAAAAACTTATGGGTGGAAATATTACATCAATGCCGTCAAGAACTGGTAATTACGATTTAACTGCGAATATAACACCAGAACTTATCAATACATACGTTGATAATAATAATATTCAACAAAGAATTCCTCCACATTTAACTGATAATAGATTATCAAGGGTTGATCCAGGTGGTAAAATAATTGTGCCATTTAGTACAGATTTCATGAAAGCAAGTACGCAAGGTTTAATTGATCCAATTGATTCTGAATCCAACATATACGGAGTTGATGCAATCATGAATGATTACGCAATTGTTCTGTTATCCGGTGCAAGTACAAAGGGTGGTGGAACGAAAAATTCATTGTTAAAGAATAATGTAGAAAACGAAAGAAAATGGTATGAAGAAGAAGCATTGGGTTTTGATTCAAAAAAAGTTACAGTATCAAAACTCATAAGCTGGAGCCAGGAAGAAATTAACAAAACAAAACGTCCTTACAGTTATGCAGATTTTGTTTACCTTAAATATTTTACAAAAATACCAGTAAATCATCAAATTACATTACGACGTTTCCCATTCCCTGTAAATGATGGCTTATTTTTTCCTTTGGAAGACGGTGATACAAAACTTAGGCCACCGATGGCCCAAGCCATTACTTATATGGGCGAAGAAACCGGCAATTCGATGAGTTCATTCTTTGAAATGGATTTTGGTTTAAACTGGGAAGATTTTCAAGCTGAGGTTTGGGATCAAAATGAAACAATGCCAGGAAGCGATGATTTACCCGGACTATTAGGAACTGTTACCAAATATTCTGCATTATCTTCAGGTGAAGCAAATTCCGGAACAATTGCAAACCAAGGACGTTCTCTGCCAGACCCGTATGAAAATGGACCGTACGCTAACAGGATAATGGGACCTGTGAATCGAATTGATACAACAAAAAGACGTGCAAGCGGATTAAGGTTCGATCAAACAATAAGTTTAAATTTCCATTACGTTACAAGGGAAATTGGAGGAATAAACACAAAGGCAGCAATGCTTGACATAATTGCAAATCTTCTTGCTTTAACATACGCAACTGCTCCATTCTGGGGTGGTGCAAACAGATTTACCGTTGCTGGTCCGGCGTATCCATTTGATGGAATGAATGATTGGTATAACGGTGAACCCGGAGATTTTTTTAACTCAATAACAAACAGTGTTGGAAGTGGATTGGATAATTTATCAAGTTTTTTCGGAAAATTGATGGAGGATCCAATCGAAACAATGAAAGGATTGGTAGGCAGTTTACTACAAAACTTCATGGCCAGAAAAGTTGCTGGCAACATGCCAAGTTACCTGGGTTTACGTTCAATTTTAACAGGTGAACCTGTTGGAGAATGGCATTTAACAGTTGGAAATCCACTCAATCCGATCATGGAAATCGGAAACCTTGTTTGCACAGGAATAAATTTTTCGGTAGGAAAAACACTCAGTGCTGATGATTTTCCTGAGGAACTCACCGCAACAATAACACTGGAACATGGAATGGCACGGGATAGTGATGCAATAGCCAACATGTTTAACAGAGGAAAAGGACGAATATATTCATTACCGGATGATTTCGAGGATGCTGCATCGAATAATGAATCCAAGATTGATAATTTTACAGGTCAAAATAACCCGTATCTTAATAAATTACAGGGAGATATTGAGTCTGAAAAGGAACATGCAACATTTACAAATGATGCTGCATACGCACAAGGGCAATACGATGCAGCAAGGGATGGAGCAACAAGTTTAACAAGAAGCGCAAAAGATAGCAGCCAAGCGTATAAAAATGCAGGATTAACCGCATTCGGTTGGATAAAAAAACAAGTATCGTAATGTATTTTCCACTAACAATAGATAATAAAAGAAAAATAGTTTTAAATGATTTAACCATTGTGGATTTATCTGAACAAAACTTTGAACAAGGTGATTATCAATTTTCGGTATTTGATGCTTTGTATTGTCCACAACGTTCTGAAATGAGAGTTGATCTTTTAGCAGAACAAGTTTACGGTAAAACTTCAAAAGCTGATATCATCCTTAAATACAATAAAATTTCAAATCCGTTTTCAATTGAACAAGGAGATTTCATTTTAGCAATAGACTCCGAATTCGCTAGAAAAAAATTCAAAAAAGAAAATAGAGTTGAAGAATTAAACAAAAAAATACGGCAGCAATTCATTGATCCAACCAAAAAACCAGAAACAAATGAAACATTATCGAGATTTAGAAACAGGGATTTATCTGTGCCACCCAACATAACCAAGACCAACACAAAATCCGTTGATATTAAAGAAGGAAAAATAACGGTTGGTGGTAATGTTTCAGGAATAACAACAAAAACAAAGGAAAAACCAATTGAAAGAAATAACTTTGAAAAGATAATAGAAGAATTGAAGAAAAAACCAATCAAAAAAATAAAAACAAACACAAAGGGTTCATCCAACGTTGTAGCTGCAACATTGAAAACTCAAAAAATGAAAAAAATTCCTGACATTGATAATCCCACAAAAACAAAGTATCCAAACAGTACTAAAGTTTTCCATAGCATACCAAAAAGGGAAATAAACAAGCAAACATCTGTCACACCAACAATAAAACCAAAATTATCTTCAGCTAAACCGATAAAAAGATCAAAGATATTTCCAATTGAACCAATAGATTAAAAACAAGATAAAATAAAATGCCAGATAATTCCATAATAAAATCTATACTAGATCCAACAATAATACTAGATGAGCTTGTCTATGATGATATGGATGAAGGAACAGGTGAAATAGGTGAAAAATACCTAAAAACATTTGGAACCCTTGGTATGTTATATCCACTTGTACAAATAAACAATTATGTTTTTAAATCAAGTGAAATTAAAAAAATGACAATAGATAGTACTGGATTTTTACCAACAATTCAATTAAAACTTCACATGAGATTTTCCGGAGCATTTGTTTCAAACGGAATTCCCAAGGATGGTGATGTTGTATCTATTTTCATAAACCAACGTCAAGATGTTTACAAACCCATCAGAAATGATTACTTGATTACATCGATCTCATCAAGTGGAACAAACAGCGAAGGAGTTGGTGGAATTTTATACATCGAAGGAGAATTAAGAATTCCAAGATTGTACGATATTGCTGGTATAGCAATAAACGACACATCATTCGAAAGTCTTAAACTTATTGCAACGGATTTAGGCTTAGGTTTTTCAACAAATGAAGACTCCACAGATGATTTAATGACTTGGTTCAGTGGTGTTGATACGTATGAAAATTTCATTAAACATTTAACTACTCATGCGTGGAAAGATGAAAATAGTTTTTTTAAAATTTTCATTGATATCTATTACAATTTAAATTTTGTTAATGTTAATCATCAATTCAAGGATGATAATGAATTTCTTGCTGGTTCCATAGATAACATAACAATTGGACCTGCATACGGTGATGAAGGAGGAAAAAATGAACCACAGGATTCACCTGTCGTCTTTTCAAACCATAGAAAATTAAATACCACCAGTTTTTACATAACAGAATATAACCCTATAAACATAGGTGCAAGTATCGCAAAAAAATACGGTTACACTTTTGAACCTGTATTTTTTGAACAAAATACGTTGGAAAGTTGGAGCATTCCAATGGAACCACTTATTACTGAAGGATCCGAAGAAGAAAAAATTCTTCTAAGAGGAAGACCCAACGAAGAATTTTACAAAACACAAATTAAAAAACAATGGTTAGGAATTCAATACACCGGTGATGATCATAATACACATGAAAATTTTATGATTTCAAAAGTACAAAATATGATCAACAATCAAAATACAGATAAATTCAACGTTCGTGTACTTATTAATAGAATAAATTTTAACATTTTTAAATACGGAAGATTTCCATTCATATTTTTTGTACAACAGGATGTACTAAGAATGATGCAAGAAATGAAAACTGATGATTATGCTGAATTAAAAACAGATATGGCAGTTGATTCTTTTTATACCGGTTGGTGGTTACTTAAAGGATTCAAAATTATTTTTGTCGATGACTCACCAGATGAAACAAACAAATTCAGGCAAGAGTTCATTTTATCAAGAAGGGAATTACCACTTCCTGCTACAACCAGTGAAACATAAAAAAATAACAAAATGGGACAATATTTTCCAAGTACAATTAAAAGATTTCAAGATCAATCAACAGTTGGTAATAACATGATGCCATCTTCTGACTATTCAATAGGAGGGTTTGATAGTAATACTGGAGCTTATTCAGATCCTACTTACATGGGTTTTCGTGTTCTATTTCAAACAGCAAGCAATATGAGTGAATCTGAATTACATTACGATTACGATAGTTTACCACAAGGTTTGTTGTTGAATCCAAAAAATGCTTATTCAACGCAAAATTATTTTTATAGATTAAGAGATACAAAGGATCAATTATACATTAATCGGTTTCGGGAAGGTTTGTTTAAAATTGACAAAGATATGCCTTGGTACATTCAATCAATAACAGGCTTGGATGAAATATACAAAATCGATCCTGAAAACAACTACAGAGCAAAAGATAAAACTATAACTTTAACATTTTTAGAAGATGTTAAATTACAAATGACCTATCTTTTTGATTTGTACAGAAAATCAATATGGGATGCAAAATACATGAGATGGAAGGTTCCAGAAAACATGAGAAAATTTGGGATGGAAGTTTACTTGATTGATATTCGAAATTTTCAATCATTCAATCCTGTAGCAGGAACTGATGGTTCACATGATTGGGATTGGTTTGATCCAACAAGACCAATGAGAGCTGTTGATACTCTTCGAGGTGAACTAAAAGGTGCATTATCGTCAATGAAATCTAAATTAATGGCTGGGGGAGCTAACGGGAAGTTAAATGAAAAATTTTATTATGATTCCACCGAATCACGAAATTCAAATCTTAGACATTCTGCTGATGCTTTTTTACCTGTTTTAAAACTTGAACTTGAAGATTGTGAATTTAATTTAATCCAGGATGGATTAAGTGGTTTTGGTGATATTTCAAATACTGTTGCTGGTGATCCTCGTGAAGTTTCATTAACAATAAATATTGGAAACGTACGGGAAGTGAATCAATATTCTTTGTTCGATGTAATATTGGATGATAATGGATCAATGTATGATGATTTACTACAAATAACAAAGGACATGTATAAAATTGCTAAAGATACAGATCCGGATACAGATCCAGTAAATCCAGCTCAAACAAGCGCACCTAATCCATTATTGGAAAAAATCAAAAATAGAGCTTTACAGGAAATCATAGGACGAATTGGAGATAAAGCAAAGGAATATATCAATCCATTTCTGTTGGGTAATATTTACGGACTTTCACCAACAGATCTACAAAATTCAATTGATAATTTACTAAAGAAAAATGAAGGTGAAACAAGTTTACGAAAAAATATAGATCTCGAAGGCACAGGTAAAACACATGTTAACAACATGACAGATAACATAGATCGTGAAGGTATAGAACCAAATGATAGCATAACAGATAACATAGATCTTGAAGGTATAAATCCAAACAATAACATACCTACCAACATTGATTTTGCTGATCCATATGATGGTGCAGACAAACCTTCACCAAAAAATATATATGATGGTGAGAATCCACCAGATCCTAATAAACCAACATCTCGTAATATAGAACTTAATGAAACAGTAACAAATGAAACTGTGCTTAATAATATTGAATTGGAAGGAACAGAATTAAATAAAAATGTACCTAATTCTAACATCAATTATGAAAATAATGAAATAGGTACAGGAAAACCTTCACCTAAAAATATTATAGATGAACTTGAACGCAGAAAATTAGAACGAAGTAAAGAAAAACCGTCAGAAAACAATTTATATGATAATGAAACATCAAAACCTAATAAACCATCACCTCGTAATATAAATTTTAACGGACCGTCATCATGAAAAATACAGAAAAAAAATCAATGCTAACAAATGATCTACGTTCAAAAACATGGATTGGTCGTATCATTGAAAATGAAGATCCATTACGTCAATATAGATGTCGTGTTCGTATTTTTGGTTTACTTGATGAAATTGAGGATGAAATGTTACCCTGGTTTTTCCCATCTGGTAATAATACATTTGCGAGTACTGAAAATGGTGGATTCGGTGATGCAACTTACCCAAAAAAAGATACACTTGTTAAGGTGAGTTTTCCATTCGGTGATATTTACAGTGGAGAATATTTCGCAATTCAACATATTAACCCTTCACTTAGTGCTGAATTGGAAGATGATTATGAAAATTCACAGATAATTAGGTACGATGAGGATGAGGAACTTAAAGTTTTATTTACACAGCAACAAGGATTTTTAATACACTTAAGAGAAAATATTATAAACATTGATAAAGATGATAATATAACAATAAAGAACAATAAAGATGATTATGTCGAAATTTTAAACGATGGTAACATAAATATTTATGCGGCAGGTGAAATTAACAATAGTTCTAAATTAGGAATCAAAAATCCAACAAAAAATACGGCAATACCTTCAGGACAGGGGCATTATTGTGCTATTCCTATTTGCCCTTATACGGGATTAAATCACGTAGGATATGAAACATTACCAGGGAGTTAATTATGGAAATACCAGAACAAATTTTAGCAATTATAAAACCGGGTGAAATTCCTGAAGATTTTAAACAGATTATAATAATAGAAGCTGCTAAAGTTCTGCTTGAAGCAGCCGGAACTCTTGTAAGTACATTACCTTTAGACTATTTTGAAGAAGCTGGTGCTTTTAATACATCTAATATAAAGGAACAAATTAAAGCAGAAGTCACTAAATTAAGTGACAAAGTTTCAGAAATAGCAAATGAAACTATAGCTATGGTTAATCCGGGATCAACAATAGGTTCAATAAACGGTGTAATGACTGCGTTGGGTGTTGTTCTTCCGTTAATAAATTCATTAGGAATCACAGGTCCACCACTTGACTTGATTAAAACTATTTTAACAGCTGCGGGAGCAGCTATGACTGTTGCATTAGTTGCATATACGGCTTTAGGTGCTGTACCAATTGTTGGTCCTGTATCTTATCCACCAGATCCTGTTTTAATGGCAAAAGTACCCATAATAGTAGAGTTTCTTGCATCGTTATAAACCATACTCAGAAGCTTTAATATAACATCTCGTAAATTTAAAATTATATTTAATAGGATCATATTAAAAATAAATTTTACTTAAATTATTCCAATTTTATTCTTCTTAGTAGTAAACCTTTTTAATGTTATGTATTTAAAAATTGATAACATATTTTTAACAATTTAAAACATTTCAATTATGAAATTAGTGAAAAACAATGATGTTGAAGCCGAACAAGGTACCAATGTTTATTGTCAAGAATCATATGCACAAGAGTTGTACAATCGTTTGATGGATAACGAAACTCGAATGCCAACAACAATAAAGGATTTTTCAGATAATGATCTTTTGTTAATAACAGGAGTAAGTTCAATAGGAAAAACCGATATAGAATTTGAAGTAAACAATTCAAATACTATATCAATTGATCTTAACAAGGAAAAGAAATTCATGAACATGTATAATTTGGATATTGATGAATTTCTTTTATGGGCAAAAGGAGATACTGAAAACTTTCTCAAGGAAGAATCTTACATTTACATCACAAATGATGCACAAGGAATCAAAGGGAGTTTATCAAAAGGTTTGGCTGAAAAAATGAAACACGAATTTTTTAAGCAGATAACAAAGCAATCAACTGCATACATTGCAACTGTATTATCAAAAAATCGTGGTGGTTTTTTGGTTGATATCTTTGGTGTTGAAGCATTTTTACCCGGTAGTCTTGCAGCACCGAATAAAATTGTGGATTTTGATCAATTCATTGGAACAAAGGTTAATGTAATGATTGAAGATTACTTGAAATCTATTGGAACATTTATTGTAAGCAATAAAAAATACATTAAACATATTTTACCGATAAAAATCAAGGAACTTGATACCGAAAAAAAATATGTGGGAGTTGTTACAGACACAGCAAAATTCGGAATATTTATAGAAATTGAAGAATTTTTTACTGGTTTACTTCATACATCAAAAATGGATGAAGAAACATTGCAAACATTCAGGAATAGAGAATTCAATCCCCATTCAACAATTGATGTTTATATCAAGGAAATTAATGAAAAAAATAAAATTGTTTTTACAAGTTACACGCCGGAAAAACAAAAGGAAATTGATATAATTCTTGAGAAAGAAAAGGAAGCCGATAGGAAGGAAGCGGAAGAAAATGCATTTAAAGTTAATGAATCATATGATGGTTTAATTACTTCAATAAAATTATACGGAGCCTTTGCAAGAATTTGGAACGGTAAAAAAACAGTAACTGGTTTAATTTTAAACAAAGATCAAGGAATTGAAATACATGAAGGTGATAAAATGAAAATTACTATCAAAAATGCTGAAGATGGTAAATATTTCTTTGAAATATGAAAATAAATTAAAAACGAATAAATTAAAAACATCATGAAAATAAAAAAGAGCTTTTGGGAAAAAGCAGATAAAATTTGCAGCGGAACTTTACAAGTTTTTATGTGGTTATTAGGAGTACTTATCCTTATAACGTTAACCGAATCAATAAAATTTTAGAAACATGGCAACAAAAAAGAAAAAAATAAAAGTAATTAGTAAATTTTCTAGTTTTTTAATTGGAATGCTTGGCTTTCTATTCATTTTAGCAAATGGAGGACTTTGGTTAGGAGTTGGAATAGCATTGTATGTGTTAGGACATTATTACTACTATCATGGTCTTAGAATAAAAGGTAAAATAGTAAAATGTCCTCAATGTGGAAATGAAACTATTACATTTCCTTGTCCACATTGTGAATACATGCCACATAAAATTTTTGAAAATCAAGTTGATCAAAAAGGAACATGATCAAATGTAAATCTTAGAAATATTCATGTCTTTCCCACTTTTGGTATTCCAAACATGAATCACATAATCCATATTCAGGTGAAAAATTAACATTTTTGACCTGAATTATTTTTTTTGTCTTTTTGTTAAAAATATTTTGACATTTTTGGCATTTGAAGTATAAACTGGAATCCATCTCCTTCATTTTTAAATATATATTTTACAAAGCATGCTTTAAGCATGCTTTTGCCGTTTTAAAAAATTTTCTAACAAAGATATATAAAAAAATGATAAAAAATTTAAAATGAGAGTCTTACAATACACAAAAGCTGAAATACTTAACGGTTCAAAAATTGGGTTTGAATTTGAATTTTTATCAAAAAAACGAACAATTCAAACTGCACGAGAATTATCAGACATTCTCGGTGTAAAAGTGGTTGTTCCAATAAATGTTAATAACTTTTTAAAACCTGAAAAAACTGTTCATTCATCTTTCATCCCATCAAGTAATGTTTTTAAGTTAGAAAAAGATAATTCCGGTGGAAGTGAAATGAAAGAATTAATAACAGGCCCATTAAGTTATAATTTTGCTAAAAATGTTTTAATTAAAACTTTGAAATGGATAGATGAAAACGGTGAAACAAATAGTAGAACAAGTTTACATTTAAATATCTCTTTTGATGATAAAAAAATTGCAGTTAAAAGAGACATAGAAAAAATGAACATTTTAAAAATGTGCTTGGATTTTGATGAGGATTTTATCTACGATAGATTTCCAAGTAGAAAAAATAATGAATATTCAAAATCAATAAAAAATATAGTCGTTAATAACATTTTTTACTTTGGGAATTCAATAACATCAATGGGTGAAAGTCATTTCATAGTCCCAAATACAAAATATTTTGGCATAAATTTCCTTAAACATTCCAAAAATTACTTGGAATTCAGGCAAATTGGAGGCAAAGATTACCAAAAAAAGGAAATTGAAATACTTGAAATTTTACATCACAATATTTTTGAATTATATAGAAATATCATGGAATCCGGATT